TACCGGGCATGTCGATGTTTGTATCTAGAGAGTTTGGTACTAAGGCACAGTCAGACTTTTATGAACTACGTGACGAAGTAATGACAGCGGTAGCAAGTTTTAACCGCCTGAAACAAAATGATATCCCTACTGCTAGGGTATACATGAAAGAGAAGAAAGACTTACTCAAACTAAAATCAACGGTGAATAGACTAGGTTCATTACTAAGTAAGATACGTAAAAGAGCTAGGATAGTTACTGAGTCTGACATGTCCGCAGAACAGAAAAAAGTAGAGTTAAAAAGATTGAAAGAAATGGAACAAAGAGTATATCAGAATGCAGGTAAGTTACGAGAGAAGGCAGGGTTCTAGCCAGTGCGCCAAACCCTAATGCCTAAACATCCCTCTTTTAAAGATGGGTAAACCCTTATCCTTACCTTAGCTCTTTTGGCCGCTGATTCCACTGCAAAAATCATGGCCGATTGTTTTAAGGTTGGAATGAAGAAACTCTCTCCTATTTCCATAAAGTCTAAAGGGAATACCCAAACTGGTTCACTAAGCCGCATTATCTAATTCTTGTAATATCTCCGGCATATAGTGGTTCATATCAACTACATAAGTTTCTACATTCATTGCACCCGTAGCATCTTTCCATCCACTACCCATACGTTTCTTAACAGATACTATTTCTTTACCCGCTACTTTCATTTGATGTAAGAACTCTTTCGTACTAACGTTCTGTTCAATTAAGAAAGCTCTGAATGAAGGTTTAGCAATATACATCTTGCCGTCGTCTACCTCAGCTCTAATAAGTAATGAGCCTCTAGGTTCCATAGATACCCTACCATCTTTCAGTGCAAGAATATTCTGTTGGTTGTTATTAATAAATTCACCTAGTAAACTTTCGTAGTCCACATTATTAACTTTGACCACATTATCTCTAATAGCAATCATCTCACCAACAATAAAATTAAATATCCTATCAAGGTCAAATTTAACAATACCTACTCCATTAGCAATTTCGCCAGAAGTCAGAGCTACAGCGACTAAGTTTTCATAGAATCTATAAGCAGTATCTAACCCAAATACTTCTTGGAATTTTAGTGACCATTTATCAATTAGGTCTACTATGTGTTTGTCTCCGACACTGTATAGTGTTTTAATAAACTCAGGTCCTGCCCATCCATAATTAAATCTAAACTTATCAAATATTTCCCTACCCATAGTTGCGTCGTCTTTAAAAATCTGTGGTTTTCTAATAGAAAATTCTACTAACCGAGCGACTTCACCATTTGGATCTTTTTTCAACGTAGTTAATTTGTCATATAAAGAATGGTTTGAGGTAAAAATAGCAATTAATGATGCCGACATTTCATGCTCTCGTTCTGCATTTACCGACGCTTGCATACGTATTTTCGACTTACCTTGCGATATATTGTGGATCGTCTGTGAGAGCGTTTTAGGCAATATGTTACCTACCTCGTCGAGTCCGAATGGAATGTTGTGGAGCCCTAGGAAGCGTCCTACCATACCGTTTTCAGTAGCATTCAAAACACTTAAATCTTTAGGATGACCCCATAAACTAAGTGCAGAATATAAAGCTCCTGTTTTTGCCGCACCAGATTCTCCTGTTAAAGAAATCGTTACGCCTGATGTCGAGGTATAGTCCATTAAAACTGAACCGAACCCGGCCAACATAGTAAATGCGTGAAGCTCTAAACTAGGTTGGTTTAATTTATTTGCGGCCTCCTTCCATAACTCGTAAGTACCGTGTGTTTTCATATGACTTGCTATGCCTCGACAAAGAGGAGAGGTTGGTGCCTCTATATCATGCCCGTCTCTAGTTAATTCTCTTTCACCAACTACGAAAGATTCTCTGTTTGGTGTCCATCCCATCTGCATTCTCATAATATCTGCCTTTTGTGTTGTTTGTAAATGTTTTCCCCATTTTATTATGTAGTCCATAATAGCTCCTCCTTGACCATTTTTAGGGTCGTATAATATTCCATTTCTTGCCATAGCCTCCTTAAATTTATCTTGCGAATAAACGCTTGTCATTGGTAAATAAAATTCTATCTCTCCGTCTTGAGGTAATATGTGCTTCATTAATAAGCAGTCACCATCCATAGGAGATTTAATTCTTTTTAAAGGGAATAGGTCATTCTCATATACTAATTTAGGTGGTCTAACTTCTCCCTCTTCCTCAATTGGCATAATCATATAGATACCTCCGTTCTTGCCGTATACATACGGGTACATGTTTTTTGGTAGATCAACTAGTACTGTTTGCGTGGCTAACTGTGTCCCCTCCTCTTTAATCACTGGCATCTCTTTTACATGAGTTTCTTGAGGCTCAGCTTGTTGAAATGTTTTCCCAATAGCTAGCGGGTTAGTAATATTGCCTTTGAATTTACACCCTTCACAATGACCGGGATTAGTTTCCTCAAACTTAATACAAGAGTAAGGCATATTCTGTGTCTGGTTAGCCTTTCTTTCTGTTGCCTCTTTATTGTAGGTAGGGTGGTCCTCAGACATCAAGTGAATTGCGGTACCTCTATCCTTACAATGTTGAGCTATTGATAACCCGGCATACCATATAGGTTCTTGTAAAGTCTTAGCATTCTCGAGCACAAACTTAATCTGATTACAACCTTGACCTTGCATACTTTTTACTGCTATGTCTTGGAAACTTGCTTGGAAATTATCTAATTTAAGAATTTTTCTTTGTTCCTCACTCATACCGCCTTTAGGAGCTAGAGCTAATACTTGCTCCATACTCATCTCAATCTCGCCTAAAAACTCCTTGAACATATCAAAGTTATACACCGGGATATTATCGTCTAGTAATTTAGTAGGGCTTGGAGGGTTCGTCTTGTGATTGAAGGTGTCTGGGCTACGTAGGATACGCGCTAAGTCGGCCGTTACTACTGGATCAATTTGGAGACCGTTGGATAAACAATAATCCTTAAACTTAGTAGCATATAGCTTCCACTCATCTGCTCGTATATCTCGGTCAAATAACCAATAAGCATGTACGCCCGTACCACTATCCACTTTAACTGGAGGTGGTAATTTACTTTTAGTTGTAAAATCTTCGAGTGCATTAAGAGCTTCTTCCTTACTTGAGTAACCTTTGCCTTCACCAACATCAAGGTCAACAAAAAAGGATCTTACGCTATCTGTTTCATCCGCCTTTCTACTATAGCCTTTGAAGGTGCTCATTGCTACGAAGACGTTAACGCCTTGAGCTTTTTTGACTTCAATTGTTTCTACTAGTTCGTCGATGGACTCTACAAATTTATGTTTAGTTCGTTTTGTTATTGCATCTATATCTGCTACGCAGTAGACGCCTTTCTGTGGTAGTGCTTTTTCATAAAATTGTTTAATCATTTGCAGTGACTTTCCATTTTTTTAGTCAACAGGGTGCCCCTACGCAATATCGTAGTTTTTCTTTATCACCAAGGGAGCATCCTTATTGTACTACTTTTTTAATTTAGTGGATACTAAAATTTATATTATTTAGTATAAATTCCTTTGCTTCTTTTCTAGGTGCGGGAAGTTTCTCATTCTTCTCCGCTTCGCTTATTATTTCATAGGCAACTTCTAAATCTTTCTTGTACCTACTAGATATAACTTCTCCTCTAAACCATTTGTGTAGTGTCCACCTAGACACATTCAGCGCTTTAGCCAAATGCATCATAGGTAGGTTTAATTTTACACATAGTCTAGCTAAGGATAGGCCGATAGAGTCAGAGTCATTTCTACTCAGCTCTACTAATAACTTATCGCTATAAGGTCTTGACATTTTCTCTCCTATTCTTTGGTTGACCATTTACTAATAATGTCAGACACATCATTTACTTTGCTTGTATCGTTGTTATCTGACTCTCTTAATGTAGGCTCTGGAATATCAGCTACTACAGGCTCTACTACTGCCTGAGCTACGGGTTCTGCTACTGGCGCTTGAGCTACGGGTTCTGCTACTGGCGCTTGGGCTACAGGTTGTGCTACTGTAGGAGCATTAGAATCTGTTTGGAATACTGTTAACTTAATAGCTTGTTCAGCCTCTTTAGATTCTTTTTGTCTAGCAATTGCGTCTAGTTGATCTTCAGGAACAATGCCTGATGCAGAGAATAAAATCTTAGGTGTTGGTGATTTAGTATCAAACTGCATTTTAGTAATTACTCTAGAAGCACTGATATTATTCTTGCTAACATCTGTACATAAGGTCTAAATGGATACTTACCATTATCTTCTTTGCCGAATGTGGACGTTGCGGGTAATACTAATTGAAGCACATCACCGCCCGGATTGTCTGGTAATACTACAGCAGTTCTCCATGATAGACGACATTGTTTGTCCGCGCCTCTTACACTATGTGGGCAAGTGTCACACGATTTAGCGGGAGGGCTTTGCACGTCAGCGTCAGGCACTCTTGAATCACTAGACCAACATGCGGGACTAATCTTCTCGCCTTCTTTGTAAGACTGAGCATAGAATGTTCTTGATGCTGTATGAGCCATCTTAGTAATAATAACATCCATGTGTCTGTCTTCTATGTTAGCTACTTCTTTACCCCCTACTACCTTACGGAATACACCGCCTCGAATAGAAATTCTTTTACTACCTTGCTGTCCTCCACCTCCGGCAACCGCTAAGGTGTCTGCGTCTAGGCCTGTCTGTACTGCAAGACCTTGTTGTTTCATTTGTAAAATAATGTCATTACTCATAATATCTCCTAATTATCTTTTGCTTGGTTTACGTACTGTTATCTTATACTCCCGCATAGTGCTAATTCCTGGGGGCATTCCTTCATCTTCTCTCGTACTTAAGTACTCCCTTAAGTTTGTTGTACTAATACGTTGTTGTAATAATTCTAGTGCTTGGTTATCAATAATAAACCGTTTAAAATTATCCCAATCACCACAAACATAAGTCTCTTTCAAGTTCTTAATTATCGTTCCTGTCCCAGTTCTAATACTGTCAGCGCCCATGTCATTGCACTTGTCAAGCATAAGAGATTCTATCTTGGCCATTTGCTCTTTCAGTCCCGCGTCTTGTAATTCGTACTGTCTTGCTATATTGTCACGTTCGGTTCGGATTGTCAAGTAAACCTCTACTAACTTATCCATTTCGATTTGATCAGACATCTTCTAACTCCTCTCTATATAAATCAACTAATGATGTATGCGCGTCTACTTTACCCTGTAAATTTTTATACACCTTCCTTTCAACTTCAGACCCTTGTAAATGTACTACAGTCATCTTGTTCTTCTGGCCAACTCTATCCATCCTAGCAATACATTGTAAGTAAGTTTCTACTCCTAAAACAGGTGACCAAAATACTACGGTATCTGCCCTAGTTAATGTAACGCCATGCGATGCACTTTGTGGTTGAATCACAAGTATCCTCGGGTCCTCTGATGTTTGAAATCTATTAATAATGTCAGCCCTTCTATTAGCGGTAACATCTCCATTAATGACTTCGTTACTATAACCTTTCTTGGTTAGATATTCTGACACGATAGTTATCGTATGTCTATAGGGCACAAAGATAATTAATTTTTGTTCTGTCTGCTCTACCGTTTCCATTAAGGCATTTAGTCTAGGACTAATATCAAACTCTACTACTTCTTTTTTATCTGTATATACGGCTCCTCCTGAGATTTGTAAAAGTTTATTTAAATTAGCAGCTGCATTGACTGACGTAATCTGTTGGCCCGCTGCAGAAATAAGCATCTGTGTTTTTAACGCTTTATAGAACTTCTCTACTTGAGGCGATAAAGGTATATCTCTTGTTTGGTACATCACTTCAGGTAGATCAAGACAGTCGTTCTTAGCGAACCTAATAGCGGGTTGTAATACAGAGAATACAAGTTTCTTTGCATCTTGCTTAGGTACCCACTTAAATCGAGTTACCTGATACATGACTTTATCGCGCCATGCGGTTTTAAATTTAGGTACTCTGTCTGGGCAAACTAATCGTGCTAAACCATATGCGTCTTCTGGAGATTGAGATGCGGGTGTACCTGTTAACATCCATAGCATAGTCTCTGGTCTCACTATTTTATTCAGTATTTTCCATCGGGTAGTACTAACAGATTTATACGCATTAGCCTCATCTATTACAATCAAATCAAACTTAGCTTTAGCTATCTCGTCTTTAACTACGCCAACCCCATCAAAGTTAATAATGATAAACTCATACTCACTGTTAATTATCTTAACTCTTTTCTCTTTCGTTCCGTGCGCTACTGCTGAGGTCCTATGTATAGCTGTATTAAATATATCTCCTTGCCACGCAGAAAACATAATAGATAGGGGACATATAACCAATACTCTTTTTATCTTGCCTAAATTCATTAGGTGGTCAGCCGCCCATATAATAGATGAGGTCTTACCTGTACCGGCTTCGTTAAAACAAAAGGCTTTGTGATTTATGGAGAGAAACTCTGATGTTACTCTTTGATGTTCGAACGGCTTATAAATGCCCGGGTAGTTATAGTCTCTTGATATAGGGGAAGGTAGAGGGTTTTTAAATCTTAGGAGCTGATTGAGTTTTGTCATCTCATCAATGCCCCAGTAGACTAGAATGTCTTGAAACTCACCATGAGTTTTTATTATTTCACACTTTTTTATATTATCTTTTATGCGTACTACTACCTCTTTTGGTAGTGTAAGTTTTACTGCTTGATTATCAACTATTTCCATTAACTAAGTCCTAACTATATATAAACTAAAAAATGACTGCTAACGGCAGTCAATCGGTTGAACTGAAGGGAAAGGAATGGAAAACCCTAGCTCAACAATAACTTTAATCTAAACTTAAAAGTATGTCAACTCTTTTTTGTAACTCTTTTTTTACGTTCTTTTTTACTTGTCTCACTAACTAATTTACTATTTTTATCTCTTTTAAATGAGCGGTTTTTAGAGGGAGATTGGATAGTTACTCCATCTTTATTTTTACCGCCCTTTGATAAAGCCTTTCTATGGGACACATCTTTACCTTCCCGTTTGTCTGCTTTACCGTTACCGTTTGCATCTTTACCTGTCTTGTCTATTTTACGTCTAGCACGTTGACGTTCCATACGGTTTTCGTGCTCACCCCTTTCTTTTTGTTGCTCGTATTCTTTTTTGTATGGTCGCTTTTTGTTTTTGTATGGCATGATCAGTTACCCTCTTGCACCAGTTAATGAATTCATCTACAGATAAGTCTACTCTAAACGAGTTAACGGCACTGCAAACTAATTGAATATTATTAATATTATACTCTCCTTTGGGGTCAATTCTATCAATACTTGCGTTCGTCTTTACCTTGACACCCCGTTGTTTCGTGCATGTCATGATGACACCAGAAAGAGCACACTCATAGTTTTGTTTCCTAAGTACCTCTACTAACATCTCTGCAGTTAACTCACTTCTAGACTTTTTGCCTCTAGATAAAAGTTGTTTAAAGTATATATCCCAATTACCACTTTCTCTTTGGTACCGCATAACTGTTTTATTGATATGGGCACACTGTCGGGAACAGTGTTTTTGTACTACATAAACTGATACAAACCGCTTACCGCAATTTAAACAGTTTCCCTCCATTATCTTCTTGGTCTATGGAAATCACACGTAACTACAGGACACCATCCACAAAGCGGGGTAGGGTTAGGTAC